TACGGCGGATCGGCGATCTACCTCGGAGCGCTTGACGGTCGGAAACCCTCCGAGCCGCTCGATGAAAACGCGATCCGATCGTTTCGATTTCTGGAGGTGTTCGAGCCGCGCGAGCTTCGCCCGGTCGAGTGGTACACCGATCCGCTACTGCCCAAGCGCGGGTCGCCTCGCGTGTTTGAGGTGGTGCCGATCGCGAGTTACGACGGCAACCAGCAGATCCGGCAGATCCACGAGTCTCGGCTCGTCGTGTTCCCCGGTATCCGTGTGAGCAAGCGGACCTATCGTGAGAACAACGGGTGGGGGGACTCGGTCTTAAACCGGGTCTATCAGGTGCTCGCTCGGTTCAACCAGTCATTCGACGGCTCTTCGATCCTGCTGTCGGACTTCTCGACGAGCATACTCAAGATCAAGGGACTTGCTGAGATCCTGAGCTCCAACGATCGATCGCTCGTGGCCAACCGTGCAGCCGCTCTCGATATGTCGAGGTCGGTGGCTCGGACCACGATCATCGACGCCGAAGAGAGTTACGAGCGGCAGACGACCGCTGTGGCGGGGCTTTCGGACCTGCTCGACAAGTGGATGGAGCGCCTGGCCGCAGCGGCCCGGATGCCGATCTCAATCCTGTTCGGACGGCAGCCGGGCGGGCTCAATTCGACAGGGCAGACCGATATTGAGCGCTGGTACAGCGCCGTGGAAGCGCACCGGACGCAAGACCTACAGCCGCGACTGGAGCGGATCCTGCGCGTGCTATTTCGCGCAAAAGACGGACCGACCGGAGGGGTTGAGCCCGAGTCATGGTCTATCGTCTGGCCCGCGCTGCGTCAGCTCACCGAAGCCCAGGAAGCTGATCGAAGGCAGAAGATCGCGCAGACTGACCAGATCTACTACTCGCTCGGTGCTGTCACTTCCGACGAGATCCGGCGTTCGCGTTTCGGCGGGGAGCGGTACAGCGCCGAGACTTCGATCGATCCAAGCGTTGATGACTTCCGGCTGGTGCAAAACCCGGATCTGCCCACGATCGCGCAGCCCGAGCAATCGCAGACCAAGGGCGTGATCGCGGAAGCGCAGCAAGCCGTGAGCGGAGAAGCTGGTGGCTCAGCTCCGACTACCTAGACCAGCAGCACCAGCTCGGATCAGCGCCGACTACTATCGAGCGCTTGATCCTGTGCTGCGCGCGCTCGAGGTCGAGCTTGATCGCTTTGTCCGCGAGCTGGAGGCACTGTGGCCACAGGGCAAGCGTGCGGATGCGAGCGGCGATCCGATCCAGCGCTTGCTCGATGAAACAGCGCGTAGGCTCGGGCGGCTCGGCCCTACCCACGAGAGCCTGAAAAAGATCACCCTCAAGTACGGTCAGCAAACCGCAGAACTGCAGAAGCGGCAGCTACTCAACCAGGCTCGTGCGGCTGTCGGTGTGGACCTGCTCACGGCCAAAGGTCTTGACGCCGGGATCGCGGCTGCCGTCTCGGACTTCGCGGTCGAGAATGTGAAGCTTGTGCAGTCGCTCGGACCGAGGCTTTCGGACGATCTCGCAAAACTCGTGAGCCGCGCGACTCTATCGGGATCACGCTGGGAAACGATTGCAAGGGAGCTGGTCGAGCGAGGGACAGTCACCGAGGATCGCGCGAAGCTGATAGCTCGTGATCAGGTGGGCAAGCTTTACGGTCAAGTCAACGGCCAGCGGCAGCAGAATCTCGGAGTGACGACTTACGTCTGGCGCACAGTGCGTGACAACCGCGTGCGTGAAGATCACGAGGATCGAGAGGGCGAGTCTTACACCTGGACTGATCCGCCGGATGACGGGCACCCTGGCGAAGCGGTTAACTGCCGGTGCTACGCCGAGCCTGATTTTTCAGATCTCGGGCTTGTCTGAGAGAGCTGGTGCTGATACCAGCGTCGCATGTGTTCAAGGCCCGGAAATCCCACGCCCGGGAATAACACCTGTAGTCTCAGGTATGCCGAGTCTGACCAGCAGTGTCACAGCAGCACGTCCTCTTGATCCCAGTATCCGCCCACAAGCGGGGCATCTGGTTCGGGCAGTCTCGCACCACCGAACCACTCCACACGACGGTTCTTGCCGCAGCACTCGCACTTGCCGCGCAACACCGTCGTGTAGATCACTGCGGCTTTCGTCTTTTTCTCAGGGACTTTAGGCGCGGTGTGGTAAGGCACCTTTACGCGGCGTTCAGATGCTTGTTCGGATAGAGCGACTGTGTGGTACTCGGTAAGCCACTTCTTGTAGGCCGATTTAGCTTCGAGCCTGGCCCGGCGTTCTTCAGTCAGCTCGATCATCACAGGCTGTACGTTGATTCGGTATTTCTCCCAACCGTAGCGTCGCATACCACCCATGCTGTAGTAGACGCTAGGTAGTTCGAGTGTTTCCTCGCTAACAAGCTCCTCGTGAGCACTACGTGCTTGATACAGTGTGATTTTCCCAGCGCGTATCGCTTGCTGCCGCGCGGTCACAAGCTCGGTTTGCTCCCCCCACCAGTACCTTTCACCACCGAGCGCTCTGCCGGTCCGACCGGCATTGTAGAGCAGCGTTTCACGCTCGTCTGGTCTGAGCGTGACCTGGAACGAAACCGCTTCGGTCCTGTACCTTGAGTCTGACGTGCCGAGCCGCGTCGAGAAATCGTAACAAAGCTGCCCAGAATGCCCCAGGTAGGCGAGCTTGATCACTCGGGTTTTGCTTCCGAATTGGGTGGTCTGTGCTTGGTAATCCATGCGCAGCAGTCTAGTTAAACGCCCGGTGTAGTGTCAAATAAAATCGCGAATCTTGATCGGTTGTTTGCTACGTTCGATGCATGGCTTTTCAATCGATCGGCGTGACAACCTCGATTCCAGCCACCGACAACACAGATCCTGTGCTCGTCGGTGGCGGGCAGTTTTTCAACCCCGCCGACGGGGATAGCGGCAACGTGATCGAGCTTCAGGGCAAGGTCACGGGCGGCAGCGTGTACCTGTTGCGGCGGCTGAACTTGAGCCCAACACAATACCGCTGGGTTCCGTTCGCGCCGGACAAGCCAATCAGCGGCTCGCTCACCGAGGGTTTTTTCTGGGATCGTCTCACACTGGGTGAGCATGGAGACGGTGAGTCATTCTGCCTGTATGCACCTGACGGCGTCCCTGTCGTGACTACGCCGCTTGCGCGGCTCGCGAGGTTCTAGAGATCATGCGTTTCAAGATCGCACTGCTCAGCCTGCTGCTCGCACTGACGCGCGGGCGGGCGGCTGCCGCTCGTAGCCGGACGTGTCGCCAGCGTTTCAGACGGAGCTTGGTTTTCGGGTTGCTCCTACTGGCTGCGTGCGTCCCGCCTGAGCCGACTTGTTCCGAGCGCGATATCAAGTCGTGGATTCCGGCGACCTCCGAGGGTTCGACTCCGGTTTACTGTGACAGTAAGCTCGTCGGCTACCAGCTCGATATCGACGCGAGCGACGGACGCCCGCGCTTGTGGGAGATGGTCCAGCTGGATCAGCCCACAAGGCCCGCGCTGTCAGTGTCCGCTGATATCGATCTGCTGACGCCCGTAGCCCGGTCCGTGAGGATCGAACAAGGTGCGTTCAAGATCGCCGAGGTCTACGGTGTGTCGAGCAACGTCAGCACGACCGCCACCTACAAGCCGGGCGACGGAAACGTGCTTCGGGCCGTGCGCGTGGCTGTACCTTCGGGGATGCACTACCGGGGGCAGATCCGCGACGTGCGCTGGGACTAAAGGCAGACCGGACTAGCCAATCCGCCAGCGCCGCAGATGGCCTTGATGTCGGACCGTGTGAACGAACGAGTGTCGGCGTGGTCGTCAAGCCGTGCGCTCAGTAGTCCGTCGGGCGTGTGCCCGCGCAGACCGAGCACATGTCCCAGCTCGTGCTTGAGGATTAGATCCGCAGCGCGAGCAGCACCCAGATCACGAGCAGCCACACCGGCCCGATCGCACACGCGGATCACATCGTAGCTCACTGGATCAACCCAAGCGGCGGTGTTTCGATTACACGATGCGCAGGTGCAGTCGTCGCGGACAGCTGTGATTGTCTGCCCTGCTCCGGTTTCAGTCGTTTGAAAACCCAGCTGGCGCAGGCCTTCGGCAAGCGCCCGGCGTGCTTCCGTGCTATCCAGTGGTTGATCCTCGATAATCACCTGCACCGGCTTTCGCACAGTCCACCTGTCGTTTAATCCCTGGCCCGGCCCACAGGCCGTGAGCAAGGCCACTACTGCTATCGCTTTCATTGTTGCGTGGATTGTAACACCTTCGGTACACTCGCGCAGTGACTGTCAGACGTTTCGATCTGTCCCCGATAAAGCAATCCGAGCGCGAAGGTAGCTGGCTCAAACTGACAGCCTACCCAACGCGGGCAGGTGTTTTTGTGTACCGTGATGGGGGCGGTAGAATCCGGCGCGAGCTAAGACCGCCTGAGGAGGTCTTTGATCCTGCAAGCCTAAAGAGCCTGGCGCTTGTGCCAGTCACAAACGATCACCCACCTGAGTTGCTCGACAGTGAAAACCTGAAGCGTTATCAGGTGGGTAACGTCGGTGATTCTGTTGCCCGTGAGGGTTTGCTTGTGCGCGCACCTGTCGTTGTGCAGGATGCGTCAGCTGTGGCTGCCGTACTGAGCGGAAAGCAACAGCTCTCGTGCGGTTACGAAGCGGACCTTGATGAAACACCGGGTGTGTATGACGGCGTGCCTTACGACGCAATCCAGCGCCGTATCCGGTACAATCACCTTGCGCTTGTGGACCTGGGCCGAGCTGGCCCGAGTTGCAAGCTGAAACTCGACGCAGCCGAAGAGGTCAGAATGGAACCGTGCAGTATTGGAGGCAAGTCCTACGGACTTACGCCCGAGCAGCAGCAGCAAGTCATGGCACTGCTCAGCCAGATGGAAGTTAAAGAGATGACGGGTGAGACGGACGCGGCTCAGGGCAAAAATCCCGGTGTGCCGTCCCCCGCACCGGCCACGTCTCCCAACGAGCAGACCGATCAGAGCAAGCTGCTTGATCAGAAGGTTGATGCGGCTGTGAAAGCTCGTGTCGACGCGATCGAGGCGCAGCATCGTGCCGAGAAGTCCAAGCTGGTTGCCGAGACGCGCGCGCGTGTCGCACTTGAGACGACGGCTTCGCAGCACGGTGTCAAGTTCGACTCTGCCACCAGCACCGACGCGCTGCGCCGGGAAGTGCTCGCGAAGATCACGGGTGAGAAGTTTGACGGTCGCGACAGCCTCTACCTTGAGGCGCGTCTTGACGCGGAG